TACCGGTTTCGGGCTTTTGGCTTTGTTACTCGTTAGCTTTTGTTGTGTTAGGTGGCGCTATCACCGAGCTCGCCAAGCCCGGAAATTGCGCGAGTGGTGGCTTGACTACCACCGGGAAAAGCAAAAGCGCCAAGAACGGATTTAGGGGGGCCTTCAGCGATGGGGCTCAGCGGTCCATTACCGGATCACATTTTGCGCCTGATGGCGCCAGCCGATCGGCCACGCGGTAAAGCAGGGAAACTTATGAGCGAATTACTCGATAAAGAAGAACGCGACCTTGAGCGCGACCAACACAAGATCTTTTGGAATTACTGTCTCTTGAAAGATATCACGGTTGACTATCACAACCCGACTAAGAAAACGACTAACCGCAAAGGGTGGCCGGATTTTCCTTGTTACAAAGATGGCCGAGTCCTTTTCATCGAATTTAAAAGCCTAACCGGCCGGCTCTCTAAAGACCAAAAGGAGAGGAGAGAAGAGCTCGAGCGCCAGGGGTTTAAATATGTGGTGGTGACCGCGGCCAGCGACGCTATCGAAATTGTCCAAACTTACTTACTCCAAACCCACAAACGGAAGTTAACTAGAAACCATGAATAGACCGAAAACCGACAAACTGATTGATCAGTTAGTTACTAATACCCGGACCTTACTCGAGGACCATTGGAAAGAAGCCGAACGGGTGTTCGGTTCGGCTAATATCAAAATCAGTATGGCCCATTTAGTGGATTTCGGGGCCCAAGATGCTAACGCCAAAACCACTATCGCTTTTGGGACCCGGATAAAAGACACGATCGAAATGACCGTGCCCGATGGCCAGACCGATCTTTTACTCGATTCCCCGCAAAAACCCAAGCGCCGGCCGCCAAAACCGCAATCCGCAAAGGCTACACCATGACGCAACAACTTGAACTCACCGGGGCGCTAGCCGGTGTTAGCCAAGGGATCATGATCCGGCCGATTTTCGCTTTAATCAGCGGTTTACCCGGGGTCGGCAAAACCACCTTAGCGAGCCAGGCACCGACCCCGATTTTTTTAGGGTTAGGCAACGAGACCTATCAAAAAAATGTGGCCCGGTTTCCTAAGTGCCAAACGCTAGCGGAATTTTTTGGGCAACTGCGGGGCTTGTGCACCGAGACTCACCCCTTTAAAACCGTGGTCTTTGATACCATCGACGCTTTGGAGGTCTTAGTGTGGAAACAAGTTTGCGCCGAGGGTAACGTAAGCTCGATCGAAGACTATCAAGGCGGGTTTGGCCATGGGCGCTTAAGGGCCGCGGAAATTTGGCGAGCTATCATGATCGAGCTCGAGCAAACCATTGCCCCCCGGTTTCATACCCTGTTAATCGGCCATACTACCACCAAAACTTTTCAAGATCCTAATCAAGCGAGCGGTTATGACCGCTACCAACTCCGGATCGATGAACGGGCCGCGGCCGTGATCCGCGAAACGGTTGACCTTATGCTTTTTTGCATGTTCCACACCGATTTAGTTAGGAACAAAAAGCATGAGGTCCGGGCTACCACCGACGGGTCACGCGTGATGTTTACTGAATTCCGGCCGGCGTTTTATGACGCAAAAAACCGGTTCAATCTTCCCTTCGAAATGCCCTTAACCTGGGGCCCGCTCGCTAAGGCAATCAAAGCCTATTACGAACCACCGAAAACCGAAACCCTAACCGAGACTAACAATGGACAGTAACAACCCCGATTATATTTATCATGACCCGATCCAACCGACCTTTGGCCCATTGCCCGAGGGCCAATATAGTTTTGTGGTGTTGGATTTGCCGGCCCCGCCTTATACCAGCAAAGCCGGTAATTTCGTTTTTCCGGTTAAAATCGGGATCGGCCCGGAAAAGGTACCGCTCTATGATAATCCATCGGCCGGGGTCACGACGAAAGGTAATCCTTACGATAATGTGGCCGCATTCCTAAAAGCGATCGAGCGCAACCCGAAGAGCGGGGAACGGCCTAACCTAACCAAGCAAAATTTGGTGGGGGCCCGGGGCGAGGTGATGATCAAAGTGGAGATTGCCCAAAAAGGAACACTAATCGGGAAACCGGTTAACAAGGTCCATTATTATGTTTGGAACAAGGAGGCGGCGGGCGGCAATACGGCCTTGGTGCCGGCGGCCCATGGCCAGGTCGATCCGGCCGATATTCCTTTCTAAACCAATGAGTTTGCGCCGCTTTAGACGGTTAAGCCCGCGGGAATACGAAATCCTTTTGTTAGTGCTGAAAGGGTTACCAAACAAGGCGATTGCCGGGGAGCTCAGTATTAGCGAGAAAACGGTTAAACGCCATCGCCAAGCCATTATGGCAAAAATCGGGGTAATGAGTATTCCGGAGTTAGTCCATTTAGCGATAAAAGCCGAAATTGTGGAGTAAACAAACTATGGGCACGCTTACCGAATCGGTAGTGCTGCAATCGATGACTTGTTACAACTGCGGTATTACCTACGCTTTACCAGAACGTTATTTACGCGAACGCCGGGAAAATGGCGGATCGTGGGTTTGCCCGAACGGTCATTCGTCCGTTTTCCGGCAAAGCGAAGTCGAAAAGTTAACACAACAGTTACAATTTGAGCAACGCCGAAGCGCCGAAGCTTTGGAACGGGAAAAAGCCGCTCAGCGGGCCCGGGAAGTGACCGAACGCAAATTTAAACGGCACCGCCGGCGAGTCTCAAACGGAGTATGCCCGTGCTGCAACCGCTCCTTTGTTAACTTGGGCCGGCATATGAAAACCCAACACCCCGAGGCCGTGATACCGGCCACGAAAAAAATATGAGTGAGCCTAACGTGATCAAACTAACTGAGCGGAAAAGCCCGGACGATTATATAGACGGTTATCGAGCGGCGTTAGTGTGGGCCAAGGAACAAATCGAGCGCCAAATCGAAATGATCGATACGGTGCGCAAACTCCAAGAGGCTATCAAAAATGAGGAGGAAAAATTAAATCATGACTAACAATAAGAAATCACCGTTGGCCTACCAAGATTTCGAAAGGTTTTGGGCGAAATTTGATCCGCATCATCTTTACAGTGAGACGGCCAAAGATTTCGTGCGCGACCTTTGGCTAGTGCTGCGCCAATCCAATTTGGGACCGCAGAATTTATGAGCCTGGCCGATTATTACGTTTTCGATATTGAGACCGTGCCTTTACCGGATGAGGAACTCCGCCAAGCGATTCCGGCCTTTAATGAGGAAGAGGTAAAAGTAGGAAATCTGAAGCCGGAAAATGCGGCCGCTAAAATCGAGAAGGCCCGGCTAGAACATGCCAACCGAATATTAGAAAAGGCGGCCCTCGATCCGTTAACCGGCCGGGTCGCGGCGGTCGGGATTTTGGGGCCGGCCGCCACCGGTACCGTGCGCACGCTTTTTGATCCGGATGAGAAAAAACTAATCAACTGGTTTTTCAGTGAGTATGTCCGGACGGGTGAAAGCCGATGGATCGGCTTCAATATTGCCGGTTTCGATATTCCCTTTCTATTGCGCCGGGCTTGGAAATTGGGCATTAAACCGCCGTACCATGCGCTACTCAAAGGCCGGTATCTATCGAGTTTTTTAATTGATCTGGCCGAGGTCTGGCGATGCAGCACGCACGAGCGCGATTTCCCTAGTCTTAGCCGGTTAGCCGAGTTTTTGGGAGTAGGTAGTAAACTCGGGAGTGGGGCCGGTTTCGCCCATTTGCTTTACTCGGACGAAAAGGCGGCCCGGGAATATCTCGAGCGAGATTTATACCTAACTTGGGCGGTCGCGGTCCGGCTAGGAGTAATCGACCAGAGGCCCGAGGCAAAGAAAGCGCCGACGGTGCCGGTGCCAGAACCAGAACCAGAAATCATTTTTTATTAACCATGAGCAACGAACGCGAAGAACAAATTTCGAAGCGGTTACAGACTATTGCAAAGGCTATCAAATACGCATTGCCACCCGGTCACGGTTTCATTTTGTGCACGTTCGAATTCGGGCCTGAGTCCATGCTCCAATATGTCAGTAATGGGCGCCGGGAAGATATCGCGCAAGTGATGCGGGAATTTATCGCGACCATTACCGATAAAAACTACGGCACCGATGTTCCGGATACCGAAAACCGGTGCCGAACCGATTTCGCCGATTGGTGGACTCGGCAAGTTTCCCGTGATCCCAACGCGGACCTAGAATCGTGGTGTTTTGATGCTTATGTGGCCGGCCGCACCGGCATTTAAAAAATGGCTCTAACCGAGCTCGAGCAAAAGCTGATGCGCCTCGCCCTGGACCCGGCCGCGGCGCCCGGGGAGATCGAGAATTGTGCCCGGAAACTATTCGAGCAATGGCGTAAGCGGGGCCTAACGATTGAACAAATTTTAGGCGAGCCCCAAGCGGCGGCCGCTAATCCGGAATATTGGGCGCCTGATTATGGGCTTTGCGTGATGCCATTCGGCAAACACAAAACCAAGGAATTTAAAGACATTCCCCCGAGTTATTTGCGGTGGTTAAAGCAAGAACTCGAGCAAAGCCCAAATCAAAAATTCCCGAATTTGCTAGAAGAGATCACCAATTTTTTAAACCAGTAGGCCTAACTATGACGACCGGCCCCATTAATTGGCCAACGGTTAACCGCTTAATTCATGAACACCCCGAGGATTTATGCCGGCATTTTTTCCCGCGAGGTCACCGCGTAGGCCATGAGTGGGTGATCGGGAATTTAGCGGGTGAGCCTGGCGACAGTCTGAAAATCGAGCTCGAGGGCCCCAAGGCCGGGCTTTTTATTGATTTCGCGACTAACCAAAGCGGCACCTTGATTGATGCGATTAGCGCCGGCCGCGGACTTCCCAAGGCCACCGTAGCCGAGCTCATCGGCCAGGCTTTAGGGATCGGAGTGAACGGCTCAAACCCGGCTAGCCAGTATCAGAACACCGCGGCACCCGCCGGCTCGATTGATTGGGTGCGCGATTATCGACCCGGACAAAAGCAGTTAGAAGAGCTTGCGGCCTGGCGAGGTTTTTCCATGGCCTTTTGTTTGTGGGTGGCCGCTAATGATTTGATCGGGCGAGACGGGCCCCATTGGGTTTTTCCGGTGCACAACTCAATCGGCCAAATCGTGGCCATCCATAAACGGCTAGAAAAAAATCGGTGGATCTATCGGCCTAAACTCGATTCGATCGGGCTCGGCCTAGTGCCTTTAGTGGTCGGCGATTTGAGCGCCGCGGCCCACGTGATCGTTGAAGAAAGCCAATGGGATCTTTTTGGCGAGCTCGACGTGTTGGGCATTCATGAGGGCGAGCCGGTAGCCGGGATCGCGACCCGGGGCGCCAAGAATGCCGGCCTAATTGCCGGGGTAAATTTTGCGGGCGAGCTCTATTCATGCGGTCAAAATGATGATGCCGGCAAAAACTGGTTAGAAGATTTGCGTGCGGCCACCCCGTTTAAATGGGTGCCGGTGCCGAGTGTTTTTCATGATGCCGGCGACTGGCTTAAAAACCCGAATGGCCGCCTTGAGTTTTTGAACGGGTTCGCTCGGGCTCAACCCTTTGGTGCAAAAATCTATATCGAGTTTTTGCGCCCCAGCGAGGTCAAAGCTTATGTGCCACCCCCCGGGATTGTATTGGTAGGCAATAATCACATTGTCCGGGGTAGTGTTTTTGTGATCGGGGGCGCGCCCGGGGTGGGCAAAAGCCGGCTATCGGTGGCCTTAGCTGAAGCCGGCGCCATGCTATTCGAATTCTTGGGGCTCAAGGTCCATTGCAATTTCAAAACCTTGATTGTGCAAAACGAAAATGGCCGTTACCGCCTTAAATTGGAGTTTACCGATTTGGACGAGGGCCGGCTCGATCCGTTTTTATCGATCACCCCGCCCCCGCCTTTCGGGCTTTGTTTTAACAAGCCGGAATTTAGGGATCAATTGCGGCTCAAGATTGAGACCGATCAACCCGGGGTGATTTTGATCGATCCATGGAACGCGGTCAGCCATGACGACACGGCGCGCGATTACCTAGAAAGTTTCGAGCTCGTTCGCTCGGTTATCCCAAACGGGGATGCGGCGCCCGCTCTCGGGATCTTGGCCCATACCCGCAAAGTGCTTTGGAATGAACGCGCCAATGGCCGGGCTTTACTCAATTTGCTAGCCGGTTCCTACGTGTTGGGGAGTGTGCCTCGCACGGTTTGGATTCTGCAACACGCTAGCGAGGCCGTGAACGAAAACCGGGTGGTGGTCACGTGCTGCAAAAACAATGACGGTGATTTGGGGCCCCGTACCGCTTGGTTCAGAGAACCAGGCGGGATTTGGCAACCGTGCCCCGATTTCGATTGGCAAGCCTGGGACGATATCGGGGAGAAACCAAAGGAAAAACTCCTAATCACGGTCGAGGCGATGAATTCGGTTTTTGAAAACGGCACCAAAAATTTATCCCTACGTGAAGCGGTTAAAGGGTTAATGGCGGTGACCGGGTTCAAAAAAACGACTTGTTATGACGCTATGGACCTAAGAAAAACGCTCTTCAAATACCAACTAAAATATGATCGAAAAACTAACCTTTATTCTTGGACTCCTTAGCCCCCTTTTTCCGTTTCCGCGGACGCCGGAAAATCCGGCGGAAAAAGCGGATTCCGTTTCCGTTTCCGCCTTTCCTAAGAAGGAAAGTGGCGGAAAGCGGAAAAGCAGGGATTCCGCGACGCGCACACGTAGCCTAAAAACCTAACCCGAGAAGACCCCCGAACTATGGCAATCAAAAGCAAAAAAAACCCGCCCGGCCGGCCCCCAACTTTAACCCAAGCCGAGCCGATTGATTATTCTCCTCTCGAGCTCGGCTTTGTGATCGATAAATCCGTTTCAATGCTCGGCCTTAAAACCGAGCTCGTGACCGCCTTTAACGCTCTCCTAGCTGAACAAATGGCGCCTAACGCCTCCTCGACCCTTGTCCTTTTCAGCGATGGCCCTCAAACCATTTTCGATGGCCAACCGATTCGCACGATTCCCAAACTCGATTTTTCTCTCTACCGGCCCGAGGGCAATACGGCCTTACTCGATGCCATTGGAGCAATCGAGCAACGAATCGGCCGGCGATGGAATGAGGACCATTTTCGGGTGTTAGTCGCCATTTTCACCGATGGCTTCGAAAACTCCTCCACCCGGTTTAGCGTTTCCCAAATCGCGGATTTGATCGAATACCGCCAAATGTGCGGGTGGGCTTTCCTTTTCATCACGCCTAAACCCGGCGCCGAATTCGGCCGCCGAATCCGGATTCCGGAAAGTAACATTGTCGATTTCGAAGTGAGTGCCGAGGGGCTGAAACGGATCTTGGGCAAGGTTAGCCAGGCGGTGAAAGCCTACCGGTTAGGGGATCGCGACTATGCTCGGTTACTAACAAACTAAGGTTAATGTTAGTAATATTTCAATTGTCGATAATGTGTTAAAAATTGTTCTATATGGAACGTGACCGGAATAACTAACAAACGGCGCCGACCTAACCGAAAATCTTGGCCGGATTCCGCACAGGCTTTGCGCACCGCGGGCTTTCTGGGCTTGCTAGTGTCAGCATAGCGGGTTACAAACAAAATCGATCCTGCGCCATTTTAGCCGTGGTTCAAAAGCCGAAACCTATTCGCCAAATTGCAACGGCCGAGACCGATTTCGCTTCACTCGTTACCGGTTTCTTAAGCGGATACTCGCCCGAACAAAAACCTTTTGTGGTTCGCGTATGCAAAGCGTGGGCCGGCGCTTGGGTACGCCAAGCGCCAGGTCTAACCCCACAACCCGGCTCGGCGGTCGAGGCTTTGGAACATGAGATCTTCAGAGACTATTACCGCGGCTACTACCAACGGAACCGCGAGCATATCTTGCAACGTCAGCGGCTGAATTATCAAAGACGGAGAGGGGGGGCCGGGTGCAACCAATTTCACGATTGAAATTTTCGCGGTCGCGGGTCCTTCCCCGACCCTCAAGAGACGGGTCCAGAGACGCCCTAAATTTGTGTATGTTATAAACGGAAACTGTCTTGATGCCCTACAAGTGCAATGCTGATCGGATTGCGTGGCGGGTCAAAAATTCTCATCGGCAACGGGAATATCAACGGTTACACCGCTTGAGACATGGGCGCCGCTGTTTGAAATGCGGAGAATTTAAAGGCCCGGAATCTTTCGTGATTCGGAGAGGGGAAAATGGTTCGGAATACGACCTAGAATCTTGGTGCCGAAAATGCCGGGTCGGAAGTCGCCGAGGTTATAAGCCGGCTAAAGAAGCTAGACGGGAGACGCTTCTCAAAAGCAAATACGGGATGAGCGTTGAACAATTCGAAACGCTACTGAAGAAACAAAAGAACCGGTGCCCGATTTGCTTGAGAGAATTCGGCGAGAAACTAAAACCGTTTGTGGACCATTGCCACAACGCTAGTCATATCCGGGGCCTGCTTTGCACAATGTGTAATTCGGCCGAGGGTTACATTCAGACGGTTGACAATGCCCGGAGATTGCTTCGCTACATGGAAGCGAACGAAATATTTTATGGCAACGGCGCCGAAACGAAAAGCAGCTAGGCGCCGGGTGCCGATCGATCCGGACCGCCGGCGCTGGTATCGAGCTCGGGCCAAAAAAGCCGAGCGCGAGCTTGAGGCCGCGGACGGCAAAACGGTTTTAGTGAGTGATGTGGTTGGGCGGCTCAAACAGATTTTCGGAGCGGCCCGGCAAAAGATTTTGCAAAGCGGTCTAGAACCGGCCGAGCAAGACGATTTATTGGACGAGCTGGAAGAGTTAAAAAAAAATGGCCGATCTTTCGGGATGCTTTCGAAGTCTTTAAAGCGCCGGACCGTTTAACCCCGGTTGAGTGGTGCGTTAAACGCCGGACCTTGCCCAAAGGTTATACGGCTAACCCGGGCCGATTCCGGCCCTTTCCGTTTCAAGTCGAACCGCTCAACTTGATTCTCGATAAGCGGTACAACGGGGAAACCATTTCGTGGGCAAATCAGGTTTTGGGTAAGACGGAGATTTTAAACTGTCTGATCGGTTGGACGATCGAGGCCGGGCCCGGGGGCGGGATCATGATGATACAACCCACTCACATTATGGCCGCGGCTTGGTCAAAATTGAAACTGGCGCCTTTGTTAGCCGATTTGGACCGGGTAACCGAGGAACAGAGTTTCACCCAAAAAGGCGCCACGGCCGAATCGACGATACAACTCAAGATTTGGGACAACGGATTTTTAGCGATCGGGAGCGCTTTTAGTCCGACTGGCTTAGTGATGTACTCTTGTCGGTTAGTGCTCAGAGATGAGGTTGACAACTACCCGGCCAAGCTGGCCGGCCGGGGCGGAAATGTCCAAGGCGATCCGCTCTTAATGATCGAACGCCGGGCTGAAACCTTTGAAGATTCTTGGATCGTGAATACGGGCACCATGACCACCAAGGGAGCGAGCCGGATCGAGACCGAGCTCGAAGAAACCGATTTTAGGAAATGGTTCGTGCGATGCCCGGCTTGCGCTCATGAATTTGTCATCATGTTCAAAGATATCCGGTGGCAAAAAGACCGGCCCGAAACCGCTTGGTTAGAGTGCCCTAGTTGTCACGAACATTTAACCGACGAACAAAGAAAAAAGATGGTATGGGCTGGCCGATGGATTGCCACCAAACCAAAGGTCACAGATAACCCGGGCTTTTGGGCTAATGCCTTTATTACGGTCATGCGGTGCAAACGCAAATATCGGTCGTGGTTGCACCAATGGGCGGCTGAATGGTTAAAAGCAAAACGCAAAGGCATTGAAACGATCCGTGGTTATGTTAACCAAATCTTGAATGAAAGCTTTGAAGAAGCCGGCGAGAAACCTACGGCGCCCGAAGTCCTATACCAAAGACGAGAAGCATACGCAAAAGGAACGCTTAGCCCGGAATCTTTCGTTATCCCAAGCGGCGCTCTCCTTTTGGTCGCGGGGATCGATACCCAAGCCGACCGATTCGAAGCCAGCCTAATCGGGGTAGGGATTGGCGAGGAATCATGGGTGATTGATCACGTGGTATTCAAGGGGAACCTGGCCGAGGCGCCAGTTTGGCGAGGATTGTTAGAGTGGTTAACGAGCCGGTGGAAACACCCAAGCGGCCAATTATTAGGCCTGGCCGCTGTCGGTATGGACTCAGGCGGCCACTATACCCAGCAAGTTTATAACTTTGTGAAGCGGGCGGGCTTGCGCCAATTCTGGGCGGTGCGCGGTATAGGCGGGCCGGCCCAACCCTGGATACAAAGGAGTAAGAGCCAAGCCCGGCTTTTAAATGTCCACGTTGATGTGGGCAAAGCTATTATCTATTCGCGGTTAGCTATGGTTGAGCCCGGGCCCGGATTTATCCATTTCGGGCAAAACCTCGATCTAAGTTATTTCGAGCAACTAACTAGTGAGCGGTTAGTACCGCACCGGATCGGAGGTCATACCGTCAAAAAATTCGAGTGCCCGCCGGGTAAACGCAACGAGGCTTTAGATGCTTTCGTTTACGGCCTGGCCGCATTAGAAAGCTTGCGGGTCGATTGGAAAAAGCTATCTAAACGATTTGTCACGGGGGAGCCGGCGCCGGACCAAGGAATAGCCAAGCAACCAGAGGAACCGGCGCCGGCTACAACTGAGGAAGAGGAACAACCGGCCGGCCAGGCGGAAGCGGTACCGGTGGCGCCGATCATCATTCCGCACCGGCCGCAACGCCCGCGGCGGATTTGGGGGCGATAATGAAACGACACGCAATCGTAGTGAACTGCCGGGAGATTTATCGAAAGAATCGGGAAATGGAGATGTCCTTAATTGGGCGAAGGGTGTGGGTTTTTCTCGTGAGGAGAGAAATAAACAAAGAGAACGAGGAAATTTATAGTCGCCGGCGAACGATGGCCAACATGAGCGAAAGCCAAAACCGGGTGATCGGATGAGACCGGCCGAAGATTTGGGCGCTAGCTTCTTTCAAGCGAAAAAGGGTTTTTAATGCCATAATTACCGAGTTATTACGGCCGCCATGCCAACCGCTCAAGAGATCCGGAAACGCAACGAAGAGATCAAGCGCGAGACTTTGCAAGCGGCTTATGAGACCCGGCTCAAGATCGTTTCGAGCGAGGTTAGCGTGGCCATGTTTCAAGGCCACACGTTCACGCTCCAAAACCTCGACCAGTTAGAGCGGGTGATCCGGAACCTCGAAGCCGAGCTCGGACCCGAGGACCCCGGCCACCCGGGCACAAACCGGAAACTAGTCTATACCCGGTTTCGGCGGATATAATCCGCCATGGCGGAAACTCTACTTGTCGATTGGACCGGCCACCCGGTAACGGCTAGCCGGCCGCGGGGCAAACGTTACCAAGGGGCCGACCCATCCAATTTATTAGCCGATTGGTGGACCCCGAACATCACGGCCGATCAAGCCATATTACCGCATTTGATAAGGCTGCGGGCCCGGTGCCGATCACTCGAGCGGGAAAACCCTTATGTGCGCCGGTTTTTAACCTTACTAAAAGTTTATGTGTTCGGCTGGAAAGGGATCAACCTCGAAGTAAAGAGCCGGTACCGGCGCCGGCATGACCGGGTAAATTTGCGGCTTAATGCCGCGGTACGGGAAGAGTGGGATGAGTTTGGCGAGCTCGGCAATTTCGATGTGACCGGCAAATGGAGCGCCCGGAGCGGAGACATTTTCGCTTTTCTGCGAACCGTGATCGACGGGGAGCATTTTATCCGGCTCGTGCGGGGTTATCCCAACCGATGGAATTTTGCGGTACAATTTATCGAGGCGGATTCGATCGATCATCAATTCCAAACCCGGTTAGAGAATGGGAACCTAGTAAAAGCCGGGATCGAATTCGATCATTGGGGGCGGCCACTAACTTACTTTGTGACCGATGAACACAACAAGCGGGTACCGATTCCGGCGGCCGATATGATCCATTGCGGGATATTCGAACGCAACCCGCAAAGCCGATGTGTTCCGTGGATTTGTTCGGCCATTTTGAATTTGCGGCAATTCGGGGAATACGAAACCGCCGAGGTAGTCAGTGCCCGGGTTTGTTCGGCCAAAATGGGCGTGATTGAGCGGACCCCGGAAAGTGTGGCCTATAGCGGCGCCACCGAGGACGAACAAGGCAATTTAGTAAGCGAGGTTGCGCCCGGGGTGATCGAACTTCTCGACCCGGGCCAAAGCTTTAAACCGTTCGACCCGGGAACGCCCCGCGGAGAATTTGCCACTTTCCGGAAAGCTTTCCTGCGCGGGATCGCGTGCTCGTTCAATATCGGGTATAACGCTTTGGCTAGCGATTTAGAGGGGGTCAATTATTCGAGCCTGCGTCATGGCCAAAAAGACGACGTGGAAGTGTACCGGGAACTTTCTCATTGGTGGATTTCATTGGTCAAATGGCGGATTTTTGAAGCCTGGCTTGAGATGGCCACTTTGAGCGGGGCGATTGATGCGCCCGGCTACGTTTTTACTGATATCCCGCTAGTGATCGATTCGACCTATTTCAAGCCCCGCGGTTACGAATACGTGGACCCGATGAAAGATCGGCAAGCCGATTTGCTAGGGATCGCTAACAAGCTCGACACGAGGACGGCCGTCCTTGGCCGGCGAGGTGATGATATCGAGGAAACCTTCGAAACCTTGGCCCATGAGGAAGAGCTCGGGGAAGAGTACGGCCTTGATTTAACCGTGGTCGGGATCGGTGGCGGCGGGGCTCGGCCGGCGGCCGGCGGCGGTGCTGGCGATAGTGGTGGAACCGGTGAACCGCCCCCTAACCCACGCGAAGCCAAAAATGGAAATGGCGCAAACGGTGATCTTATTTTGTCGTCGCCATGGCTAAACCCGGCAATCAATCGCGGTTCACATTACCGAAAAGTTTACCGGTCCAATATCGGCACCTAGAAATCCGCCAGGAATGGATCAACGAAAAAGCTCGCACGGTTGATTTTTCGATATCCTCAACCACCCCGATCGAGCGGTGGTACGGAATAGAAATTCTTTCGCACGATCAAGATGCGATCGATACCAAGCGGATTTTAAGCGGGGGCGCTCTCCTCGAAAATCACGATTGGGAAAAACAAATCGGGGTAATCGAAAAACTGTGGGTGGAAAAGGCCGAGCGGGCCCATGCTCGGGCCAGGTTCAGTAAACACGAACCGCGGGCCGAGATCGTTTGGGGTGATGTGGTCGATGAGATCCGCCGAAATGTGAGTATCGGCTATCTACCGAACGAATGGGACATTTTAAACGAGGACGAAGAGAACGAACTCCCCACGATTTTAGTGACTCGGTGGGAATTGCATGAGGTGAGCGTGGTTAGTGTGCCCGCCGATTATTCGGTGGGCTTTGGCCGGGATCAAGACGATTCCGGACGACTTTATGAGGTCCGGCTAAGAGCGGCCGGCGCTAGCAGTAACAGACAGTACAGACAGCAAAGACGACCTATGGCAACTAGATCAAATACCGATCCGGCGCCGACAAATCCACCGAATCCAGGCGGCGAACCATCGCCGGCGGCGCCACCGACAACCGAACCGACCCCGAGCGTTGAAGTGGTGCAAGCCCAACGAGATGAACGGAAACGGGTGAGCGCGATTTTATCGATGGGCCACCGCTTTAATTGCGCGAAGGAGGCGCAACGGGCCATCGATGAAAACCGGCCCCTAGCCGATTTCATGCATTACGTTTTGACCGAGAAATGCAATGCCCAACCGGTCACCGGTAATCAAGACCTTGGGCTTTCTAACCGTGAGGTTCGGGAATATTCGATTGTAAAAGCGATTCGCGAGCTTTCGGACGTGAACGCCGGCCCGCGGTTAACCGGGCTCGAGCTCGAAGCGAGTCAAGCCATGGCCAAAGTGTTAAAGCGGGAACCAAAAGGCTTTTTCTTACCGCCCGAAGTAACCCGCGGACCGGCGACCCGGGCGAATCAAGCGACCGGGGTTACCTTACCGGCCGGGACTACTGGCGGCCAGTTAGTACCGACCGATTTTGTGTTACCCTTGATTGATTACTTGCGTAATTGGTTAGTGGTAAAACAAGCCGGTGCCCGGTTACTGACGGGGTTAGCCGGTAACGTGGTCATTCCCAAACATACTGGCGGCACTACCGCCCAATGGTTGACTGAGATCGGCCCGGTACAGGATCAAGATTTAACCTTTAGCCAAATTGCGCTCACGCCTAAGCGGCTAAGTGCGATGAGTATTTATTCACGGCAACTCGTGATTCAATCCTCACCCGATATCGAGGCTTTGGTACGCGATGATTTAGGGAAATCGATGGCCCAGCAACTCGATTGGACCGCGTTATTTGGGTCCGGGGTTGCACCATACCCCCGCGGGATTATCAACCAAGCTGGGATCAACCGGTTTAGCTTTGGCACCGACCCGCTGTATCCGGGTTATGTAAGCGCCATTGTGGCTTTGGATGATTCCAAGATTTCGATCAGTAACGGCGCTTGGATCGCTAACGCCGGGTGTTGGGGTGCCGGTATTTCGCAACCGCGGTTTGAATATACCGGAATCACGGTGATCACTGAACCGGCGGCGCCGGCCGGTGGTTCTATGGGTGGGATTTTGCTTGGTTATCCCTATTACAAAACTCAACAAATTCCGTCGCCACCCGCGACATATGGCGGATTCGTGTTTTTCGGGAATTGGTCGGATTTGCTGATTGGTCAATGGGACGGGACCGAGGTCACGGTTGACCCGTTTACCCTGATGCAAAACGCCCAAATCCGGGTGGCGATTTTGGAGTTTGCAGATTTGAACGTGCGTTATCCGGAAGCTTTCGCGGTCTCGACCGATGACGGGTATGGCGGAGGCGCAATCATGAGGCGTTTAAGTGAAGCCAAAGCCCAAACACAGAAACCGGAAAATGGACCGCCCGGACTCGGACAAAAAGGTAAGTAAAACCGGAGCACAGGAGCCGGCCGAGGATAAGCGGCCGGCGCCTTTGAAAGTACCGAAGCGAGGAACACGCGAGGACGATTTAAAGACTCGAATCCGTAAACGTTGAGAGAAACTATGAAAGCCGGATACGTACTAACAAAACTCGACGATGAGGCCAATGGTTTAAGTGATTGGCGCCCTGTACCTGGCGGTGTAGGAATCGGTCCTTGGTTAGAGCCAGAGAGTTTTGAGCCTACAGCTTCCGGAAGTGTTGTAGGTCGGGTGTGGACGAATCTGTTGGCGGGTAAAGTAGAATTGAAAGGTAATATAATACTGGGACACCTTGGAAGTATAGGAATGCTCATTTGTACTTTACCATTGGAACTACGGCCAAAGTCAATCCGCTGGATAATCGGAATAAATCTACAAGCGGATATAGGGCAAGGAATACCAGCGAGAGCTTACGGTTTGACTTTTTTGATCGTTCATCCTGATGGCAGAGTTACTAACAATGGGACTTTCGGTTCAGGTCCTGGACAGGATATTCCAATGGCAGAATTTGGTGGGGTTGAAGTGGATGGAGTTTTTTATTCCATTGATGATTGAGGTTTTACAAAATTGAGAACCGTTTTCGATAATGCCCAAGCGGCTTTTAGGCATTTCTCGACCCCGGAAACCGGCGGCCGGCGCGAGTCAATTTGGATCAATGACGGTTCGGGCAAAAACACCTTGAAAGCGGTTACTCTCACTTTTCGATGGCAAAATGACCGGCTACTCATGGACAGCGGCGCCGTGATTATTTGTGATGCTAACCTGATTTGTCGGGCCGCGGATCTACCGCGGCGCCCTCTCCCCGGCGAGCTCCTTCACTACCCGCGAAATAGTGTGTGGCAAGTGGCCGATTCTTACGAAAGCCAGGGGCTTTATTTTGTGGCTCTTAACCAAAACCGGACAAGTGCGCAATGATCGGGATGGTGATCGATTCCAAAAGCCTGGCCAAAGCCCACAAGACTTTGAGCCGGATTCAAGGCGGTGCGCCCAAGGCTTTGAGCGCGGCCATGAACCGGACGGTTAGAGCCGGCCGGACCGAAGTTAGTAAACAGACTCGAGCGGCTTACACCATTAAACAAAAAGATCTGTACTCGACCTTAAGCGTTAATTTTGCCAGTGCCGGCAACATGCGAGCCGAGATCCGGTCACGTTTTAGCGGGATGTTACCGCTTTTTGATTTCAAGGTGACCCCCCGGCGAATCAATTCGGGCCGGGTGTTAACCGCTAGCGTCAAGGTCGGGGGCGGCGGCAGTCTCGGCCGAGCGTTTATTGGGCAAATGAAAAGCGGCCACGTTGGCGTTTTCGCCCGGCGAGGCCCGAGCCGGTTAGCCATCGTGGAAGCCCGCACCATTTCGGCCCCGATCATGATTAGCCAAGCCCATGTGGTCGAGCCGGCGATTGAACGGATGCAAGAGGTTTTTTCTAAACGGTTAGATCACGAGATGGGCCGTTTGTTAGCCAATGCCTAACCCGCAGCAAATCACTATTACCTTGCCACCGCCCCCGGCGCGGGGACGGGCCGAGATGCCGACCCCGGGCCCGATCGGGTTAGTCACGCCGGCCGGGATCGAGCTCGCTATAGTCGAGTTTATCCGGTGGCTCTTTCAATATAGCGCCTTGGATAATCAAGGGATCGACGATAAGAACGAGGCGCCACCGTTAGGGCTTGAGCGGTTACAACTGCTCGAGGGCAAAATCCCGCCGAGCGTTTATGCCGGTTTACTCCCTTTAACTATCACCGGCGAAATCGATGTAGCCGCGGTGCCGTCTTACCCGTCCATTTTGGTCTCGACAAAAACGGTTAGCTATTCTTATCCGATCGGGGTTTTAGAATTAAAAATTGCCGGCGGTACTTATGACACGGCGCCCGAACAAGGTGGCCGGGTCGATTTGTTGACGATCATGGACACGCTCGCCCTAAACTTTTTCTCTTTTGCCAATATCGGCGAGGTGGCGGTCCTAGTCGCGAAAGATCAAGGGACCCCGGTCGAATATGTGATGTTGCCGGCCCCGCGAGGTTACTATTTCGCAGAACTGACGGCCCGTTTTGAATTGCCGAGTCCAACCAATTATCTAAGCCAACCCGATTTCAAGCGATGAGTGCAGAACCAGAACAAGAAAAAATAGTGCGCCTAGTTTATATCGGCCCGTCTTTACGCCAGGGGTTGTTAAAGACGGGTACGGTTTTCAAAGGCGGTTATCCGGAAGAGCTTAACCAACTAATGGATAAGGTGCCGGCCTTGCGTGATCTATTCGTTTCGCCGGCGAAGCTTGGGGCGGCCCGGGCTTCCTTAGCTCAACCCGGCGGCCGCTATCAGACGGTTTTTGAGCGGGTCCGGCAATGGGTGGCTGAGGAAGCCAGGGAACGCAACCGGCCTAAACCAGTGCAACCAATGCAACCGTAATTTATGGCTATTTCAACCTTGCCAGATCATGGCGTTAGTTTTAGGGAAGCGCCGACCGGCGTTATTTCGCCTATTATTGCCACGGCCGGACTAAACGTGGTGATCGGTGCGGCGCCGGTATTCACGTTTGACGATTGGTCGCGAATGTTAAACCGGCCCATTCTATGCCGGACTTTCGGGGATGCTATCGAGTTTTTCGGCTACTCGAGCGATTGGAAAAACTATCCGATTTGTGAGCATATGGATTCGGCTTTCCGAATGTTCGGGGTGGCGCCGAATGTTTATATCAATCCGCTCAACCCGGCCGTGCACCGGAGCCCGTTACTACCGACCAAGCTTACCTTGGTCAACGGCCAGATTAACACCGGCCGGCAAGTGATTTTAAAATATTTGAAAGTCACCGAGCCCGATGCCGGCGATGATTACGAGCGTGACGCTGATTATTTGGCCACCTATGACCCGGCTCTAAACTTGGTGATCACCCGGTTAAGCGGCGGCGATATTCCTAATGATACCAGTCAGATTGAGATCAGCGGCTTTGTGAGTGCGCCGAACATGATCACTAAAGACGATATTATTGGCGGGATCGATAGCGTGACCGGGCAAGCCGAAGGGATTGAAGCGGTCGAGGATGTGTTTTCGCAAACCGGCCTAGTGCCCGGGATACTCTTGGCGCCAGGTTGGTCTAGTGACCCCGAGGTGGCGGCTGTGCTCGAGACTAAAGCGAGCGATATCAACGGATGTTTTAAGTGCCGGTGCTGTATCGATGTGGCCGACACTATCAGAAAACCGATCGACGTTTTGCCGTGGAAAACCACAAATAATATTGTTTCGAAACGGCAAGATTGCGGTTTTCTCTATATCGGGCTAGGCGAGCGGCTTTACCATTTTTCGAGCCAATGGGGCCCGTTACAAATGCATACCGATGCCACCCGGGGGGCGGGAGTGCCGTATGTGAGCCCCTCTAACAAACCGCTTAAAGCTAACAAGACTTGTTTAGCCGATGGGACCGAGCTTTTACTCAACCGAGCCCAAGCTAACGGGCTAAACTTCCAAGGGGTGGTGACCGCCCTTAATTGGGGCATTTATGGCTGGAAAGGTTGGGGTAACCGGACCGCGGCCGGGGGCGGGCAAAGCCCGGATATCAAAGACAAATTTATACCCAATGCAAAAATGGGGGATTGGTTGGGTAACACGTTCGTTTTAACGTTTCACGCCTACGTTGACGACCCGGCCAACCGCCGACTAATCGATTTAGTGGTTAACAGTTTCAACCGGTGGTTGGATGGTTTACAACCGAGCGGGGCGCTTTTAGGGGGCCGGATCGAGTTTCGCCATGCGGAAAATCCGACCGACCAATTGATGGACGGGCACATTGTTTTCCGAACCTTTTACCTGAGTCCACCGCCGGCCGAATGGATCGAGAATATTTTCGAGGTCGATATCGGCTACTTCGATGTCCTTTTTGAAGAGGCTGCCTAGAAAGGAATTTTTATGCCAGATTGGCCGCAAAAAATTGCTAATTACTCGATCTTTAAGGATTCGATCGATTTGTTAGGCCTGGCTACCGTGACCATGCCTAACATAGTTAACCTTACCGATTCGTGGAAAGGGGCGGGAATCGGGGGCGAAGTCGATATGCCTTTGCAAGCCCATTTCGGGCCGATGTCGATTGTGCTCGAATGGCACGTGCCCGCCGATTCGGCTTTTGAGATCGCGGCTCAAGATGGAATGACCCTCGATTGTTGGATAGCGCACCAATACCATAATTCGGGCCTGAACAAGTTAGGTCATCGGGGTTGGCGGTGGTTTTTCTCGACCTTACCCAAAGGGCTTAATCTAGGAAACTTGGAAGTAGGGGCCGCCGGCGGGGGCTCGAACGAACTCGAGATTTTCGCTATGCGCGGGCTTTATAACGATGTGGAAAAATTGCATATCGATAAGGAAGCTTTGATTTGCAAAATAAACGGGGTCGATTACGCGGCCCGGATTCGGCAACTAATCGGTAAAGCGGCCTGATGAGCGGTTTTTGGTTAAGCTTTTTGTTGGCGGGTGCGCCTACACCGGTGACTCCCAACTTTGGACCGTGGATTCATTTTTTTTGGGTGTTAGTAATTGTTTGCTTAATAATCTTTGTGGTCTGGTGGGGCTGGACTCGAATAGCTTCAAGGATTCCTGAACCAATTAGAACGGTTTTGATGGTGTTAGGCATCATTGCTTTGTGTGCGGTTGTTATAATTTACATTTTGCTGCCACTAATGGGCGTTTTTTGAATGAGTATAGAACCTGAAAAGATCGTGAACATGGAAGGCCAACCCGAAGAGCCCGAAGTCAATATTTTGCGTGAGCCGGTCACGGTTGACCTTGAGGTTCCGGTAACTATTGACGGGGTTACCTATTCGGAAATGACCTTTAATTTTTCCGGGTTGACCGGGCCAGAGATTGATAAGCTAGATGATACTTGGCGAGCTCTTCACCCGGACGAATTTAACCCGGTACCGTTAGACAAACGCGATTACCAAGAGCTTTATCTAGTCAAGGCCAGCGGTATCCCCTTGATGGTTTTCCGATCCTTAGATGGGGCCGATAAAAAAGGGATTTATGGATTGGCCCTCGAATGGTTGGGAAAAGCTTCGGTAAAGAGGAAACGCCGAAAGCGCAATTGCGCCAATTAGTGACGGGGTTGGTTTTTGCTATCCCGGGAACGCCACTAACCTTTTGGTACTCTTTACCGATTATCGAAATAATAGATTGGGCGCACGAAGTTGAAAAATGGCTGCCAAAAAAGAATACGAGGCAATCCTAGCGTTAGGGGCTCGGCTTCAATCCAGTTTCGGCGGCGCTTTTGGGGCCGCCAAGCGGCAATTGCAAAATTTCGGCAACGCGGCGAAATCCATCGGTAAAATGTTTGCGCCTTTGTGGCGCGGCATTCAATTCGGGCTTGGCATGTTAGCGGCCCACGCGGTCACTAACGTTTTCCAAAAGATTTTCGGCGGGGCCGAGGAAGCGGCCAAAGCGGCTTTGCAACGGACCCAGCAACTAACCGCGGCCTTATCTAGTCAGCCCCAACTGCAAAAGTTAGGGAAAGACGTGATCGAGGGCCAGGTATTAGCCTTGCAAAAGGTCTCGGCCGAGCTCGGCAAAGTCGGGGTGGTGCATTCGGACCATTACGAACAAGCGAGCCGGACCCTAGCCCTTTACGGGGTAGCCCCGAAAAAGATTGGCGATATGTTGCCGGTGCTTGGCGATACGTTAGTGGCTACTAAAGGGGTGAACGCAAGCGTTGAAGCCATGCAAGATTTGGTGGGCGGGGTCACTAAAGCCATCGGTACCGGGCAAACCAAAGCCTTAGCGAGTGTGGGGATCTTGATGGATGCCAACCAGAAAAAAGCGTTTCAGGCGATGAACGCGACCCAACGTCAAACCAAGCTGGTCGAGATTCTGACCCAAAAATATAAAGGCGCTAACGAGGCCGCGGTCGATACCGATCTTGGCAAGATTCAACGGTTTCAAAACATGATGGCCGCATTTAGCGAGACCATCGGGAAAGAAATGATACCGGTACAAGCTAGGTTTGCCGAGTTTTGGACTGAGGTCTTACCGCGAATCGAGCCGATCGCGAAAACGGTGTTTGCGGCGGTTTCCGGCGCCATGGGCGATACGGCCGCCTTTGCTCGGGAAGTGGTAGTGCCCGCTATCGAAGGGATCGTTGCCTATTTTCGCGGGGATACTTTCAGCGATATGATTGGCCACCTTTCGGCGGCTTTTTCTGAATTGATGCGAGCAATTCAACCCGTGACCGACGCTTTAGGGTTTACCGGTTTAGAAGCGAAATCTTTCGCGGAATTTGTGGGGGATCTAGTGACCGGGAGTCTAATGGCTTTCACTATTAGTATGAAGGCCGCGGCGGCCATCATTACGGGGATGGGCGACGCTTGGAATTGGATCGGTGAGGTTTCCCGTTTGGTT